AGGAAATACTAAACGGACCAGCAGTGCCATTGCCTGTGTGGTTTGTAAAAGATGCTGCGGTGTTAGTTGCCATGATTAATTAAGTTGGTTAAAACCTTCAAGGATGTCATTGTTGGCTTCTTGCCTTATAGCAGATTGCAACTGTTTATATTCTAGTTCACGTTCTGGATTTTTACTTAACCAAACTTTTTTACCAGCCCTTTTGTATTTATTTACAATATCTCTTAATATATCTTCTGCTAAATCCCTATTAGCTTCTTGTGCTTTAACTTCTATATCCATATTATTCTGTTCTATTAATTCACCTCTTACACTTTTCATTAATGCTTGAAAATCTTTTTGTTGAATTCTGTTGTTCAAAGCTCTTACCATAGTTATACCATTAATTTTTACAAAAGCAGTTTCTTCAATCAAATCAAGATGTTCGTCATATGTTAGTTCTATCCCACTTCCTATAGCTTGACCACTAGGAAGTCTTCCAATATTTAATTCATCTGATGGCTGTGTAATTCTTGCACCAATATCATCAAGAGTTGTAAGAACATTGTTGTTGATGCTATCTGTTTCTTTTATAGGATTAAGAATATTCATAGTATCAGGACCGAAACCAACAGGATATTCAATAACAGAACCAGTTATAAAGTTTCTCATCGGTCTTAGACCGCCAGTATAACCAGGTATTGTTGCAGCTAATTCATTATGAAATTTTCTAAGTATTACAAATCCATCATCACCTGCTCTTACTTTTTTATCTAAGATCCTTTGATCACCTGGTAATTGACCATATGAAGTTGTAAGACCACTTCTTTTTACTGATCTTCCAAAGGAACTAAAAGGGTTAGTAGTTGCTGCTGCTCTTCTAGCAAGCCAACTTTCTAATTTATAAGGCTTACCTAACAAATCAGCCAATTCAGTAATACCTTGTAGATAAGTTTTGTTTGTAATATTACGACCTAATGCAACTGAAGCAGCGACACCAAAATCATCACGATCCTGTTTGCTAAGACTACCCGTAATAGCTGCTGCATCGGCAGCCATCATAAGAAAAGAAGACCAAGGATCTAATCTTTTAAAACTTACATATCTATATCTAGGCTTTCCATCTTTACCCATGCGTACATTACCATTTTCATCTTTTAAAAGAAATCTAAAACTGTAAGGCTGCCAACCTGTAGCTCGTTTTTGATTCAGCATATTAAAGTCAGAAGGACCTCCACCTGTTATTGCTAACTCAGACATAGGATCATTAATTGAATAAGCTGTAAGACCTGCAATAGCCCAAATAGAACCACCAAGTATCATTTCACCTTTTGCTTTTGCTACTACAGATGGATCAGTACTTTTTAACGCTTGTCTGTATTCCTGTAACAACATATTTACACCAGGAGTTCTTCTTACCTGTGCTTTAAATATATTGATTGGTGTTCTTACAAATGGAAAAACTATTCGACCTGCTGGATGTCTTGCCACTCCTTGTATTGCACCACCTAAACTACCTTCTGGTAAATCAGCAGTAAATGTAGTCTCAGCAGCATATTGCTGTGCTTTTTCGTATAAATCCAAAACAGACTTATCTTTAACATTTGCCATGCTGTTTTTATTAATAATTTCAATAGTGCCATCAAACTGTCTTTGTATATGATCTTGTAAATCAGCACCTTGCAAACCTTTCCTCATGCCATCTTCCCAAGCACTTGCTTTTACATAAGCTCTAAAATTTAACTGTTTAAAAAATTCATCTTCTGCAAGTAAAAAACGACTTGGCAAACGAATAATTGTACCAAAAGCATTAACTATATTTGCTAAATTACCATCACCTTCCATTCTTACTTGAAAGCGATCAGCATCTTGAATCATTGCACCAGGGTTAACAATATTATCTTCAATCTGAAAAGATAGCTTTGCACCTTTTAAAGAATCAGTAATAGATGACATTAGATAATAAAGTTCTTTACCACCTCTGATAGCACCTGTCATATCACCTTGAGCAAAAGAACCGAGTGTTTGTTCCAACGGTCTAGCTAAAGTATTTAAACCAGTAGAAAGAATGTTGACAGCGTGTGTTTCTGGCCCTGATAATATTGAGTTTATAAATATTTCGTTTTGAACTTTTAGTCCTCTCATCAGTTTGCTTTCATTAGCCATTTTCTGCAAGGCTTGAGGATTACCTTGTGCAGCTTGTAGTTTTTTTGTAATTATTCTTAGTTTTTTCCAAGATGCCTTATCACCTTTTTCAGCAGCATCTAATATTTCTTGCATTGAAAATTCAGCTAATGGATCTGTAGGTTCTTTAACTGTTCCTCTAATATCAGTAGCTTGATCTATTGCTTTCTCTGTTGGTGTTCGACCTGTTAGATCTTCTACAGAAGCAGCAATTTTGCCTACTCCACCACCTGCTCTGTTAGCAGCTAGTGTCTGTGCAGGTACTGTTTTGAGTGGTTTGTTAAGAGTAATAAGACCATCTAGTACTTTTGCTTCTCTAATAAATTGTTTTTTTAATTCTTCAGAAAATCCACTTTTGTTACCTGTGGCTAAAGTTTCATCAATAGTTTTTGCTAATGAAGCTAGGTTGATAGCATTTTTATTCATCAACTGATTCATTGCTATTAATGTTGCAGGTAAATCTTCTTCTCCCCCTCTGCCATATCTAGCATTAAATAATCTTGCAGATTCAATAACTTCTGCTGGTAACAGGTCATTTGCATTTTTGACCATATCAGCAAACG